ATTTGAAAATGGTGAGAGTAAATTAAAGTACAAAGATCGTAGAGAACATGTGTTGAATCCATTAACAATCGCAATTTCTCGACTTCAGACAGATAATCTTGAGGTTGTTCCTATTATATATGAAGGAACTGATAAATCGGTTATTCAACCATTGCTTAATAAAGCAGATAAAGATGGTTGGGAAGGTTTAATGCTCAACAAAGATACAAAGTGGAAGAATAAACGTAATAACGGAATTCTTAAAGTCAAGTCATTTAAACATGCAGATATTCGTTGCACTGACGTTATCGAAGGTGATGGCAAATACAAAGGTACGCTTGGACTAATCAAATGTGATTACAAAGGATGTGAACTTGGTGTAGGATCTGGATTTACTGATGAGCAGAGAACTTACTATTGGAACAATCCTGGTGAGATTATTGGCAAAATTGTGCAGATTAAATTCAAAGGCGAAACAAAGAATAAAAATGGTGGAATTTCGGTTCAGTTCCCTATTTTTGAAATCGTAAGAGATGACAAATCTGAACCTTCTTATAATTAACAATTCGCTAAATATTCCCAATTCAAACAGAGAATATACAAATGTAACGTACCAATAGCACAAAGGAGGCAATGTATTTTATTACGAAAAATGACATTTGGAATGGCAGTTGTTGTAATTCTCACAACTTCTGTTCCAACAGCACAAGCAGAGGTTTATGACGAAAACCCTTGCATAACAGTCACGCCCTGTCTTACGGCAGGGTTCAGTAATCAATTAAACTTATTATCTCAATCAAAAGAGAAAATTGAGTACAAGAAAAAGTATGTAAAAGGTACATATGTGAACATTCGAGAGCAGCCAAGCAAGAATTCAGAAGTTATTAAACAGGTTTCGTTTAATGAACAGGTTATTATCATTGGAAACGAACTTACAAACGGTTGTTGGTATACTGTCGATCTTGATGACAAAACTGGTTATATCCATAAAGATTATGTATCTGACAAACCAATCAATTACAGGATCTACAATGTTCCATATGCAAAAAATAAGACTTGGATGCCATACACAGCAATTACCAGTAGAGGGAGCAAACAGTATAAGTTACAACAGAAAGCATATACAAGCGATTATGGTATTCGAATGGTAAATGGAAGATATTGTGTAGCAATTGGTTCACATTTTGAATGTAAGATTGGTCAGTATTTTGACTTGATTTTAGCAAATGGTGAAGTAATTCCTTGTATTATGGCTGATGCGAAAAGTAACAAACATACTGATTCAGCGAATATTATTACGATTTCTACAAATTGTTTAAGTGAATTTATTGTAGACAAAAATGCTTTAAATCGTAATGCAAAACGTGATGGTGATATATCTTCTTGCTGCGCAGAATGGAAATCGGTTGTAAAGAAAATTAAAATATATGAAAAGGTGATCTAATGTTTATTAGTGGGCTTGTTTTAGAGAGGTGAAAAAGAAAATGGAAAGAATGTATAAATTGGATTTGGAAAGTATTAACGATGCAAAAGACTTTGTAGTTGCAATTAACAAGATGAATAGTGAAGTTGACGCAAGATATGGGGTACATGTCGTTGACGCAAAATCTATGTTAGGATTACTAAATGTATCGCACTGTAAACCATTAGAGATGACCATTTACTCTGATGATGAAAATGAAATTAATAAATTTGCTGAAATTTGTAAGAAATACGAGGTAAAAAAGAATGACTAATTATTCACAGGTATTAGAGTTAGATGAAATTACATTAGAAGATTGCATGAATTTATTCAAATATGGCAAAACAACACTAATTGAAGATGGTAGAATTACAAATATCTTGGAAGAAGGTGATTGATTATTCTTTGTTTGATTGGTAAAAGCGCAAGTGGTAAAACATTTGTGCGAGATAAATTAGTAAAAGAACATGGTTATAAAAGTCTGGTGACATTTACATCTCGTCCACCAAGAAAAGGTGAAAAACAGGATATTACATATCATTTTATTTCCCAAGAAGATTTTGAACAGAAAATTGAAGATGGATTCTTTGCAGAGTGGAAGAAGTACGACACTGAGCAAGGTGTTTGGTATTATGGCACTGCATTAACAGATTGCTATGATGCAGACGATGATACAATTACAATTCTTACTCCTAATGGTGTAAGAGATTTGCAAGCAAAAGAGATTCCAATGGTTATTATCTATCTGTATAGCAATTTGAGTACGATTAAGCAGAGATTATCCATTCGTGGC